CGATTAACGAGATAGTCAACCGGATCTTTTAGTAGATCCGGATCATAGTTCGGAGGATTCCTCCGAGAAAGGTGGACTTATGTCCAATCAATCTCGGGGGGAAATCATTCCTCCCGATCTCCGATCCGCCATGATGGTTGCCCGGCTGGCTAACGCCGACTGGGCTTCCTACGACGGAAACGGAATGCGATACGTGGTCGAGCGCCAGACTGGGGCCCAGGACTCCGTAATAGGAGTTCTGGATGCCCTGGAAGGCGTTCGGCTATCCGTATCGGAACTCACTGAGAGGCTGCCGGAGAATCTGCGCAAGCGGATTCTCTTCATGTAGTCCTCAGTTGGCTTGTTGCTAGATAATGTCGAAAGGCATCCCTATGGTCTAGTGGACGTAGCGTTCTGCAGGTTAAACTGCAGAGTCCACTAGTTAAGGGTCACAGGCTGAGGATTCGCCTACCTCCATGAAAGGGGGAGCGATGAAAAGCCTGATCTCACTCTGGTCCCAAGTAGCGGAGGAATCCGCTACTCGATGTTGTACGAGCGCCACGCTTGACATTAATACCGTCAAGCGTCGAGTCAAACACGAGGGGTACTCGTTTCTTACGATTACCCTACCTGACTTTGGAAAGGCCATCCAAAAATGGTTGGACCATGGTCAGGTCGATCCCGTATCTGCTTTTAGAAGCAGACAAGGTCTCCCCCTATTTCTAGGAGGTTTCCTGGATCGTGTGTTTGACCGGAACAGTGGCGTGTTGCTCACTGACCCGTGCGTGGACTCGATTCATGCTTTGCGTCAGCTAACGCTGATGTTTGGCAAGATCGCCCTCCCTTGCAGTGATGCAAGGGTAAGGAAAGCCATGCGCGAGTTTGTTGAGTGTGAGCAGGATGTTCGCCGTGCGGACTCGAAGCTCTCCCGGAAACAACTGGAGAACTTCAAACAAATGTCCACATTGTTGTTTAGGAATGTGTTCCTTAGCATGGAGAGAGATCTCTATGCGGGGGCACTTCTTCCTAAACACGGTCCTGGTGCCGTAGCCGAAAAGCTTTCCAGTAATGGGAAGTATCGGTCTACGTCCTGGACTAGGCGACTCGAAGGTTCGTTTCCGGCCTCCGAGTACTTGATTCCTAACTCTCGCTTCTCGCGGGAGTTGGATCAGGTAACTATCCTCGAACCTGGCGCGGAGGTGCCTGTTAGGGTCACCCCCGTACCTAAGACGTTGAAGACACCAAGGATTATCGCGATTGAGCCAACCTGCATGCAATATATGCAGCAGGCGCTTAAGCGCAGTTTCTTGGAGCACTTTAGTAAGGATGACCTCCTTACCAGTCTCATCGGTTTTGACGACCAAACGCCTAATCAGCGTATGGCTTGTCAAGGTTCGATTGATAATCGAACCGCGACACTCGATCTGAGTGAAGCTTCCGATCGTGTCTCCAAT